TAAGATCCTTTTACTTTAGTAGGCCCTCTACCAAATTTACCACGAATATCTTTTTGTAATTGCTTTGACCTTGCTTGATTTTCTTTTCTTGATTTGTTACCACGATCAGCCGAGAGAGTTGCTATCCCACTCTTATCAGATTTACTTTTTATTCTAGAGAGACTACTCTCTTGCATAAACTCTTGATATGTCTTCATGCTTTGCTACAATTCCTAAACTTATTTATTCTTCTTCGTCTTCCAATAGATATTCAAATTTCTTGAATGTAACTCCTTTCTGTAATAAAAGAATCATCTTTGATTTAGTCATTTCCTCACTATAAAAAATTACTGGTTGTTCTTTACAATCCCCACTCATTTCCTTTCCCCCTTTCTTGGATTGCCCTTATAATAATCCAACCTTCTACGGAGAAGGTGAACTTGTTTTTCAAGTTCTTTGTTTTCTTTTTCTAAAAGTTCGATGTGTTCTTCGTATACAATGTACATAATTTTCAAATAAACAATACCATAATATGAATTATCTTCTATTTCGTTAAATATTTAATCATTTAACTTTCTCTTTAGGTTCTTTCTCTCATACTGAAGTAGAGATAATTGACGTTCAAGTTCAAATTCTATTGTATGCAAATTACCCTTCAAGTAGGATTCCCACTCATTACCTTCAATCAAATCATGTAGATGGGCTACATGTTCTAGAGCAAATACTAGTTTAGTTTGATCATTCATTCTCATCTTTACTCCTCTTCCAATCAGCATACATCTGACCATAGACCATACCCTCATGGGATTTAATATCCCTACCCTCAAGTAATTCTATCTGTTGTTTAGATAGTTTACTTCTCATAGTATCAAGATACTGTTTTTCCCAATTAGGGATTTCTTTAATGTATTCTTTAGACATAATTAAGCAACCAATGAAATGAATTCTCCAAGAACTTTTTTGTTTAGTTTCTTAGTCTTAAGAGACTTAGCAAATGCTCTTTTGATTTGTGCTTTAGTTGCATCTTCCTGAACTTCAAACTCAGCATCATCTGCAAGGTTATCAGAAGAAAGTGCAAAGTATGCATCATATCCAGACTTAGTAATTGTGAAACTTTTTTGTTTCTTCCAGTCTTTTTCTATTTTACAATAATCATCAGTATACTCCATGTGATACATTCTAGCAAATCGTAAAGCATCTCTCTTCTCTATAACACGAATACCAATAAAGTTAACTGTAGGGAATTTATCCTTAAGATTTTTAAGTAAAGCATCTGAAAATTCATGATAACTCCATCCAAACCTATAAGTTTTACCAACTGTACGATCTCTCAAGAATGAATGTTCACCATTACAGTTTCTAGATCCTAGATACTCATCATTTTCCCAATGACGTTTTACATTAACACGATATGGTAATTGATATGCTTCACCATCAGTAAGAATAATACATTGAACCTTTTCAACTTTATTTTGTTTTTGGAAATGAGGAAGAATCTGATGTAGTGCAACTAGACTTTCATTCAAAGGAGTTCCAGATAGAGATAATCTACGAGGATAATTATAAAAAGTCGTGGTATATCCACTATATCTCATACATGAACCAAAAGATGTAGCAAGTCTCCAAACATTAATCATTTGATGCTCTAATGTTTTTGAATTTACCTTACTAGTAAGAATATTCATTAAAGCAAATTTATTATCAACATGAAGATGACCTTCCTTTGCTTCATAATGTTCTACCCTTTCTTCAAATAACTCAGAATCCCTACCATAATATTCTTGACTACTATACCATTCATTACTAAATGCATAAACTTCAAATGGTATAGAAACTTTTCTACAGAACCAGACTAGGTTATAAAGTTGCTTAATAGTATCAAGCATAACTCTATTCATAGAACCAGACCAGTCTAATACAAATACTAGACCATGATTTTTACCATCAGGTAATACAGTTATCTTCTTAAAGAGATCCTCGTTATATCTGTAAGTATGAAGCTTCGCTGTATCGAGAACCCCAGTGCGACTAGTAGTAGCACGAGCATAACTCGAAGCTGCCTTACGAGACTCAAACTCTTTGACAAGATAATTGACTTCTTTTTGTGCATCTTTTTTAAATTTGGTAAAGTCTGCATCTACAAAATCGAATATTCCTTTTGGAAATATATCTGTTTCATGCCTATCTTCTTTATCCCACTCTGCTGCTCTTGCATTATAATACTCATCAATCTCAGCATGAACCTCAGAGTTCTTGGCAATTATAGTATCAAGATTCACCTTTGGCAATTCAGTATATACATTTTCATGCCCCTGTGTATTTACCAAATCTTTCAATCTTTCCTCTAAAGATTCTACTGTTTGAACTTCTATATCTTCAGGAAACTCAGGTATCTGATCGCTATGGGTGCTACCAGTTTCCATATCAATTGACTGTGATGGCTTCTTATCAGATTCAGTTTCTTCACCTTCTTGATCCTCATACTCAGTAGTATCTTCACCTAAATCAGGAGCTTTTGATTCCATTTCCATTTCCATCTGCTCCTCTGCATCATCCATATGTTCCTTTTCACTTTCTTTCTCTTGCACACAATATTCATATACTACTCTTGCAGCATTTTCCATATCTTCAAAAGTCTCAGCAGATCCAACTAAATCGACAATCTCCTTTTCACGAGTTGTAAAAGGTATATCAACGAACGAACCAATCTTGAAATATAGATTAATCCTATCAGCAAGATTAAAAGTATCAATATCTTCATTTTCTATTTGAAAGAAATCTTTATCACTAAGTTCAGTATAACCTCTATAAAAAGTCTTGGCAATTCCCATATACTTACGCTTCATCAATTTCTCAATTCTTGCATCCTCACATACATTCACAATATCATGTGGAATATCTTTTGGAGGATCTTGATCAGGTGTAAAGAGTGCGTGACCAACCTCATGACCCACAAGCATATCATATACTCTATCACTTGCTTTCTCCCACATAGGAAGAGTTAACACACGAGTATGAACATTGAATTGTGCTGTCTCACATTGCTTATGCTCTACTACTAGATCTTCAGTAGCAAGCAACTTTGCTAGTTGTGACTTGATTTCTTGCTGAACTGCCATGTTTGTTTTCGTCTGATATACCCATAATACTAGAAGACCTCCGCTTCTTGGAGGTCATGTAACGCATCTTAACATTTTGTAACTTTTGCTTTGCT